CACGCCTTGTAGCGTGTGACAACCGCGTTGTCCACTGTGGCATACTTGAGCGCTTCGTTCAATGTGATCGAAGTGCTATCAACGTGCGTCAAGCACCAAGTCGGCTGATCGTTTCCACCAGTCGGAATGGCAATAGTCCCACTGACCACCATGAACTCACCGTTGACCGCATCTGTGACAATGCTGGCGCAAAGCAATGCACCAGTCGCCCTGGCCGCATACGCTTCGGTGAGGGTATAAGGCCCAGCAGCCACATCGGCACCCGACAGGACGTTGTTCACGTTCTGATCCATATAGGTGTCGAAACCGAGGATACGGCCGAGAATCGCATTCTCCAGAGCCGTTCCACCGTCACCGCGCTCGTTAGCCTTGAGGAAGAGGTCGGTCTTGAGCATGGCAGTCTCGCTGCCCGGAGCCAAGACGAGCCGACGCCCATCCACAGGAGCCTTGTTGACGTTGAGCAACTCACGGGCATCCAGGCAATAGTCCCTGGCAGTCGTGGACGACAGACCGCCCAACTTACCCACACGACCAGCGGCCGGAGTGCCGAGATAGGCGTAAACACGACCCAATAATGCGCGATCAATACCGCGGGCAATCGAGAGCATCGCCGGCCGGAGGTAGATATCGGTGAGTTCCTGGAAGGACTTCGAGCCTTCCCCATCACGGATCACGAAACTCTGATAGAACCACTGGTCCAAAGATACTGGTACGTTAGTCGCAACAGCATCTTGCTGGACGAGAGTGGTCCCATCAGTCTTCCGGCGAATCTTGAATTCGCCCGGACGACGGGTGTTCACAACATCGCCGAACTTGGCGATCTCATTCTCGAAGTCACGGTGAACTAGGTTCGCCATGACCATGTTTTCTTCCAGGATTGCTAGTCCTTCTTGCATTTTGTTACTCGCCTCACGGCGGGGTTGGACATTTCTGCCAACCTCTGCATGTTTCCATGCAGATCAGACTATATCATCATCGTTTTGATCCAAGTTACACAAGCAGTAAGTCGTTGGACTTGCTCTTGTGTCTCTTGACCCAAACACCGGTTACAAGCATCACAAACAAGACCCAATACTTGATCTTGAATATGGTGGATTGCGGCAAAGTTCTTCACGGTAAAGACACAACCACAGCAATCACAAACCTCACGAAGGCGTAATGTATAAACCTCCGCAAAAGTCAACTTGTATATCCGTGCCTGAAGAAAACAAACGCAACAATGTTTGCATTGATGTTTATGCCACCCGCGTTTATTGGCACTAAAAGCATCAAGCGGAAGTATCCGCTTACAAGCATTGCAAATCTGTTCTCCAAAACGCGCCGAGCGTGTAGTCGTTGAGGCTCCCTTTACGGTTGCCTGCGGATTGACCCTACCGAAAAGATTTTTACGTGACGATTGAATAAAGTCTAAACAAGCCTCAATTCGTCGCAAATCCTTAACGGTTTCTTGATGCAAAATATGGTTGCAAGATTGGCAAACCACACCTTGGCACCCTTTAGCCGTATGATGAATATGCTGAAATCGTTGCTCAGTAAACTTCATACCACAACACATGCAAAAAGATGCATTATACAACTCTCTTGCATGTTCAATACTGATTCCATACCGCAACGCCGCCATACGTAAACGTTTACAAACCTTGCAAACACTGTAGATATACCGGCCGTTTCGACCAAACATATTTACAAGTTTATCTTGTTTGCATTTGGAACAGTGTCTTGTGATTCCTACAGTCATCGTACCTTTCGTCTTGCAGGTTGTTCCCGCATATAGCTCGGTTTTAACTCACACCTTACGATATGAGTGGCCCAAGTTACTAAGCCCAACAATCTGTTACCAACTCTTTCGAGTCGGGCGGATCATTTCTGTCCGCCTCCTTGCATCGCTGCAAGGTTCAGACTATATCTTCACCCGATCTTTGATGAATCGAACACAACACTCCAACCGTTGAAGATGTTCTGCTGATTCATCCCGTAAAAGATGGTTGCACGTTAAACACACCACGCCGCGAACAATCCCACCAGCATGATGAATATGTATATGTTGTTGATTCTTGAATCTTGAACCACAACATTCACACCGACTCATCGCATACAGTCGCACAACATCGTCTCGCGTCATTGAATATCGAGACATTGCTTTATGCAACCGTTGACAAACTTTGCAGTAATGATACGGCTGACCCTTAACACTGCAAAACTCTGTCACCGATTTCCACGTCAAACAATCCGTACACCATGCTTGTCCATCCTTGATTGTACGTTTCCAACCTCTTGCCGGAATATCATAGTGGAAACCTTCGCTAGTCTTTGTTGCAACTCTCTTTCGTTTCGGGGCAGGGCGTTCAGTCGTTGAGGCTCCCTTTTCGGTTGCCTGCTGATTGGCCGCAGCACACAGATTTTCACGCGAAGCGTACTGGTGCATACTCGGTGTTTCCAGCATATAGCCCTGTTGTTTCATCAGTTGTTACCAACCAAAGGAGCCTTGGGTTAATAAAGCTCAGGGATGTAAGCATCCAGGTTGTTTTCGTAGCAAGCTACGAAGGGTTGATTCAAATAACGGTTCATGTGAATACTCCACATACGTTGTTTCTATTTGACCACACTCCCCTGAAACTAGCGGCTCTTAGGACGAAGACCGAGCAACTCAGGGTTCTTAGCTCGAATCTCCCGATACTGCGCAGGTGTCAACTTGCGCACATCAATCTTGCCGCCTTGACCCGGTATGAGGCCACCGGTAACCGAACTCGAACCAATCCCCGAAACCACCCCGGACTTGAAGAGATTGCCCCATTCCGGCAACTCCTTCATACGCTTCACGGCTTCCTCGGGTGAACGGGTCATAATCACTTGCTCGTTCGTGGTAGCATCCACGTCGGGCATGTCAACAACGGGTTTATATTTACCCGTACCTTTGCCTGATTTGTCGTCCATGACTTCAATCAAACGAGTCCACGGCCGCAACTGTGTAATCATTTGCGCCGTATTGAAAGCTTCATGCTTCACAGCCGCATCCTGCAATGAGCGGTCGATAGTAGAGTCCCGATACAATGCTTCCCACACCTGGGCTTTCTGATCGGCCTCAGCCATCTTAGTGGCATGAGCCTCTTCCATCTGACGCTTTTCCAACTGAGCCTGTTGCTCTTTGGTGCGCAATTGACCAGCAATGGCGTCCAAATTCTCCTTCAACGTGACCCGTTCCTGGTCAGTCAGACTCTTGCTCTTTGTCAATTCCGTCAGTTGCAATTCCACCTTTTGCAACTGTGTTTGGTGCTTGCGGCGATCTTCCGCCATAATTCGATTGATATCATCCTGAGTGAAGGTCGTGGCACCGGGAGTGACAGCAGCAGCAGCAGCAGCAGCAGCAGCAGCGGCAGCGGCAACAACAACGGCGTCTTCACCCTCAAAACAGGACGACCATGGACGAGACTTGTACATTTGGAATCTCCAACCCAAATCAAACTTACCAGACCTCAGCATATTTGGTATCCGCGGGTCTGACCCAGTGAAACTGGTAAAAGTCAGGTTACACACCTAACTCAATCTTTTGATCCAAATACCCCCAGCCAATAGGAAAGGAATTGGACTTTTCATAACGCCGAAATTTCTTATGTAGCGATGAGTAAGACAATCCATTTTGACTTGCCGCGATTTTCATGGACGGATAAGCCGCACCATCCATCAAAATCGGCTTACTCATTATCCGACTCACTGCCTCACGTTGACGTTGATAACCAGGATGCCCACACCGAGACTCTGACATCTTTTTTCGCATCTCCAGCGTCCGTTTACGTCCCGTATTGCTGAGTGATACACGTATGCCAAAATCAGCGCTCCGTTTCTTTCCGCGATTTGATGCTGAACGACGTGCTATTGTTTCCGCAGATTGTTTAATTCCAACCGGTGAACCGCCACCACCGGGATTACGGTTATATCCAAATGGTGCCTGTGTATTCAACTCTGCAATAGCTTGCCGTTCCATCCACTCCACACAGTCACGATCAAGACTAGCATACACAACATGAAATCGAAGATTCTCCAAACCATATTTTGTTATTGCGGCTTTTACAAGTCTGGAACCAAAACCAATACGATGTTTGCACCACCGCAGGGATGGATTCGTTGTTATGCCAACATACATCTTCCAGTTGATAAGATTAGTGATTAAATAGAGATAATGCATTACGATAATCGACTCAATTTGAGTGCATCACTATCCCTTAAAAATGGTCTAAGAAGACGCCACGCTGACGACGAGGGGCAAAGATTTATCACGTGTTCCACAGGTAGTT